CGTGTCGATAAGAACCTTTATCCAAAATCTCGCCCTGATGTATTCTTCTACTAACAGCACAAAATACTTTTAGTTGCTCATCATGTGATAATGAATTCCAATATGCTTCACTTTCATTTTCAATATGCTTCATTGCTTCATTAAAAGCATTGCTGAATTCTTGTAATCCTTCCAAGGGATCTTTAGATTCATCAAAAACAGAAACTTTCCACACTCCTGATTCTAGACGTAAAGTATAAGTCAATTCTCCTTCAATGTTGTTTTCTTTTTTATAATTATTAATTTCAAGCTGGGCATAAAGATGTGGATCCTCAACATCACCCATTTTAAATTCATGTATTTTCATTTACTTCATCTTTCTTTTCAGTAGGAAATTTGAAACTTGCATAACGAATTAAAACTATACTCAGAGATAAAATAAGAACAGTGACTCCGAGCGATAACATCTCCATCATATGATCTTTACCATCAGCCACCAAATCAATAAGATGCCTTGTTAATGCAGTAATGCCAATATAAATCAAAAATCTAACAGGCATATGATTAGTTTGGAAATAGATACCTACCATTGCTCCTATTTCAAGATAGATAAACAATAATAGAATATCTTGTATAGTAGCATAATGCTGATAGAACATAACTAGTACAGCATACAGTGCAGACCACACTGTCATCGCACCAATAACAAATAGTGCGGTATAGTGAAAAAACTGTACTAGATTGTTTCCTATTTTTCTTGTCTTTTCAAGTTGACTCATACAAACCCTATCTTTGCTTTTGGTTTTGCCTTATGAGTCTGTTTATGAAACACATCGGCAATGCTGTAGGTATCACTATCAGTAGGCAATTCAGTATCAATAACACTCGCAAGATTCTTTGCCTGTTGTTTGTTCAAGTAATTAAATGTCAGAACATCAAAGCAGCGACCTGGACGAATAAGAGCAGGATCAATATCCTTTACAGATGGCAAATTTGTACTAAAGATAAGCTTCTTGTTTTTAGTAGTGATCAAACCATCGCCGACGTTAAGAAACTTGTGCATAACAGTGTTGCCTTCGTTTCTGCTACCCAAGAAATTATCTGCATCTTCTAATACCATGATGTTGTTGCTACTTTCAATGAATCGAGCAAACACATAATCTTTTTCAAGTAGCTCAGGATCATAAGTAACAATAGCACTTGACTTAGTATGCTGCAGAAGACCTCGAATGAAAGTAGTCTTGCCTGTTCCAGGTGGTCCGATCAATACAAGCACACTCGCAGATGAATGCATGTAACGATCATAATAATCAATTAATTTTTCGTCACCAAGAAATGGATACATTTCTGATACAGGAGTCTTATCTGTAGTCAAAGGAACAGTTACATTAGAACCATCTGAAGAATACATCCACTCAATAAAAGATTCAGCGATGTCAAAATTATCTTTAAGTGTTTCTTCAAAATTCTTAATGAAGTTAATTTCACCAATAAGTTTTACTGAGATATAGGTGCTGCTAATATTAAATTTGATAATAGCTTCATTAAAGAAGATAGCACCATGTTCTTCACCTGATTGAAAAATACGAGTACGACCTTCAGTGTTATTAGCAACAAAGCTTTTCCAATCTTCCATAGAACAAAGAAGATGCAATGACTTAAATTGTGTGTCCAATCCAGCGTATGCTTTTTCAAGCAAAAATTCTGATACAATTACGTCCTCTGCATCAGTTGCTGCCATAAACACTTGTCTATTATCCATATTAAATGTGTCCCATGTATAACTATTCAAACCTATTCGTTTATCTTTTCTCAATCTGCGTTTTGAGTCGCTACTAAGGTAACGCCTCACCATCCCATCATTACCCATTCTAGTTAATACCTGTTCTAAAGTACGATATCCAGTTGTCATTTAATTCTCTTTGAATCGTCTGCAATATTCTTATCTTCACGCAACTCAATAAATGTAGGCAGAAACAAGCTTTCTGCGTTTCCACCTTTATCCTGAATACGAGCATTATATTTTACTGTGGCTACTTTTCCTACAACATAGTCAACCACAAATTCTTTACGCTGTTCATCAGTATAACCAGACCCAACATTAACTCGAATCAACCCATCATTCGATTCACAAATAAGCGCACCGAGGCGACCCTTGTTTTTACCAGTACCTTCTTCCCAACCTACAATCATAAGATCACACTCAAGTTCTGCTTTGAACTTTACTTGATCCTTACTACGTTTGTCTTCCCAAATACCAGTCATAGACTTTAGAATAATACCTTCTTGCCCTTCATCCAAATACTTGTTGAATAATTTGTTAGCAGTATACTGATCCTCAACTACTTCAGTTGGTACAATATCTAAAAGATGACTTAACACACTTTTACTTTTAAATTTTTCTATGTTGGATACTAGCAAGCCTAGCCTACCTTTGTATGGAATAGTATAAACGCTTTTTACAAAGTGCTCATAAGGAATCGCATCCCATAGTGTAGCACGAACCATTGCCCCCTCTTTTGCAGACTGAGTGCCCTTAATTGCCTTAGTTAGGATACCATTGCCGGTTTTGCGATCAAGCGGTTTACCAACCCCATCAACCACAAGAAGTTCACCATCAAATACAATATCAGTACCATATATCTTGGCCAACCCAACAAATGCTTCACCAAATAAATCTGAAGCAATATCCAATTGCCTACCATTACGACTCCTAAATTCTACTTTACCACCACGGACGATGGCGTTGAAGCGCATGCCATCCAACTTAAGCTGGACATATGCGGGGAACCCGATTTTGTCAACGAGTTTCTGTTCGAATCCAGAAGCCAACATGACGGGATACGTCTTAATGAGTCCGGGCCAGATTTTATTAATGGTTGGTTCGCCGACTCCACATCGAAGGTCTTGTTTAATGATCCGTTCAATAACGCTGGCATCTTGTGCATCAAGTGACTCCAAAATAAATTTTAAATGGTCAATCGCAGCATTGCCAGTTTTGTTACGAGTGGCAAATTGCTGCTCTAGCTCTTGCATAGCCCAACCTAGTGCTGCTTTAGCCTCAGCTTTGTCTACAGTGTAGTTTGGGATTTTGCGAATGTAATAACTAATCATAGGATCATAAGCTAATCGAAATGTTTCTTTCAACATATCGTTACTAGCATTTTGCCGAAGAATTGCTTCTTTAGCTAGACGAGAATTATCTGCAGATAATTGTTCAAGAATTTTGAATACCGAATTCATTTTTAAGATCTTCCTCAATTCTGTTTCTGGCAAATGGAGTTAAAGCATGAATAATAGGTGTTACTCTTGTACCAAATGAATCTTTTACGACTAGTAGCCAAGCACCTTCTTCCTTGTCATACCAACATTCAATTGAATGAGTGTTCGTATTGACGTTGGTTTTTGAGATTACGTTTGTATCCATTTTTCTTTAAAATTACTCTCATACGATATTTTGGAGTTCTTAAATCTTTTGCAATCGGATTTCGTTTCTTAATTAAATTGTCCATTTGGGCACCTTTCAATATAAGTATATTATATATGAAAAAGATACCCATGTCAAGCAAAGGGTTGCTCATTTTTTAAGCATGAAATGGTTGTACCTCACTGTTTACTGAAAAAGAAACAGATTTAAATTCATGCGGTTGTGCATTTATTTTGTTTTTTGCCTGTTCAAGTTTTTCTAGATCAGAAAATACACCAATTATTTGATTCTTTCTAATTCTGTTGATTTTGTCATGCCATCTTGCTTCAAGAATGTACAAAATTTTCATGCGGCCTGGCCCATAGTTGTACTATTAGTGATAGCTTGATATAAAGTTTCAAATTCCTCGTGCTGCTCGACCTCAGAATTAAAATTTTGCTTGTGATATGTTTTCGCCATTCGTCTAAAAGTTTTCTTAGACAAATTTTGTTCATCGCAAATATTATTAATTGCTTCTCTGATGAAATCTCGCTCAGCATCAATACGAGTCATAGAATTACTAATCTCTCGCATACAATCAAAAATAGCCTTACGATCTGAAGGGTTTTTCGGAATATTCATATTATCTCCTCATGGATGAAATAGCTTTCGCTTCGTCGTCACTAAAAATAGGCACAGCATTCGACTTATGCATTGTGCCAATACCAATAATTTTGGTACCTGTATACACAGGTGCAGCAACTTTAGCAGTATTGCCCTTACCTGTATCTAAACTTGGAATAAAACGTGTCTCTCGTCCAGGTGGTGGACCTAATTTCGGCATAGGTCGTGTCAAAGGTCGAGAAACAACAGACTTAGCTGTCTTGTCTATCTTTGACTTCAATGCTGCCCACTCTGCTTGTAACTCTAGATCACGTTTTTTTGCCTCAGAAGAAGCATACTTAACTTTTTTCTTGGAGGAACCAATATTATTGAGCCAAGGACCTACTAGAGACATAACAAACTCCTCAAATTAACATAATCTAATTATAAATAAATTAGTTTCGCTTGTCAAATGCTCTGTATCGGTGAAAATTGTAATTTCTTGGATCCAAAACGTCGTCTTTTGGTATTCTAGAATGATCTTCCCATTGAATTTTTGGTGTTTCGACCAAAAATTCCTGTTTTTTACCAAAAAATAGACGTTTTATCCAGCCAAAGGGACTTGTTTTGCCCCTCCTTTTTTCTTTTTAGGAGCCTCCTCTACAGGTTTAGGAGGAAGCATGCCGGGAAATGCCTCAGATACCAAATCATATGTAATAGATTTATATAGTTCAGTTAACTTCTTATCTTTAACATGATTCATAAGGTCCGCTTCTTTCCAATGAATACCTTCTAGCATTTGTATCCACAATTGTTCACGTTTTGTTTTAGAAATATTGGGGTCAGGTCGAAGCCAAATGTACATTCTTCTAAATTCAGTGAACAAATTTGTTTCTGAATATCCATCTGGTGTTTTATCATCTTTCTTGAACGGAGGAGCTCCTTCAGGCAAAAGCATTTTATACTCAGGAATAAAATTCAATTCTAAAATACCTCTAAGTATTTGATTGTCATATCTTCTGAGTATATCGATCTTTGCTTGCTTTGAAGGAAATTTTTCAACCTCTTCAAAAATTTGTGGTATGGATGTTCTATTCATTAAAATTCCTCTATAACTTCAAGCATGTTCTTCATTCTGTTTTCAACAAAATAGTTTAGTAACAAACTTTTATTTTTAATAGGTTGGTTAATAAAATTACTAATAATAGCATCACTAACTTCTGCAGGAATACTTCTAAAATCTACAAGTTTTCTATTACGTTCAAAGTTCTTAACAAATTCACTATCGGTTGGCATGGAAGAAGGATTCTTGATCCAGTCTTCTAATTTTTTCTTTGAAATTGGTTTTTGTCTTTCACCATTGACGAGGCAGTCATCTGGGGATAGTACGTTTGGGATGCCATCGCCTTTATCGCCCCTGATGATATGTTCCACCACATATTCCTCCGCTGTTGCGTCAGGTTTAACATATTTCTTTTGAATTGGCGAAAACTGCTTGACATTCTTGAACCTCTGCAACTGAATGAAATCGTGATCCCCAGAAACAACTAGAAAAGGTTTCGGATCGCCATCGCTAAAAGGAGTGACATTTTGTAGATCATTAGTTTGAGACCAAAAAGCTAAAACAGCAATAACATCATCTGCTTCTGCCCCATCTACATTAACTACCTTATATGGAAAAATTTTATCTAATTCATCTCTGATAGTAGATAAAGTTTCAAAGATAAGTTTCCAGTCAAAACCAGATTCTTCTCTGGCCTTTTTTCGTCCTGCCTTGTATAATGGAAATGCTGATCTACGCCAATATCTCATATTGTCACAGGCTATGACCATCTCACCAAATTCTTTACCAAACTTTTGTTTGTATCCTCTTAAAGAATTAATAATCATATGGCGAAGCAATGGAACATTAAGTTCAACGTCAGTTCGGCCACCAATTTCTGCCATCAAATTAGAGATAGCAGTTTGATTAAAGTCAACAACAATCATTATATACCTGTTTCTGTTATGTTAAGTGTGTCTTGAATATTAGAATAAAATACTACATTACCGTCTGTACTAACGTAACCATTAGCACCTATTACATTACCACTGCCATAGATGTTTTGTAAATATGCTGTAGCTTCAATAATTGCATTGGCAATACTTAAATTACTTCCGACATTAGAAAATGTGAAACTTATATTATTAGATATAATTCCGTTAGATGTATTAGATAAAACGATAGTACCATTTGCCTCGTAAATTTCCACAATTTTAGTATTGGATAAAACATTAGTTCCAGTAACTGTCTGCCCAACTACCACATTAGAAAGATCGCCAGATATTGAAATAGATTTAGAACCACTAGAACCTCCTCCTAAACTTAAACCAGAGAGTGAGAAAATACTATCAAATCCGCTGAATGAGTCACCTGTGTAATCTTTTAATGTCAATGCCATTACATCATTACCGCAACCACTTAGTAATTGAAATATAATCTGATTAATATAACCTGCTACTGCATTCTTGATAAACTGTTTAGAAAAAATATTAGTAAAACTATTTCTGATATTAGTAATAGTATTATTAAGTTCTGCTATTTGAGTAGCCAATTGATCAAAACCAGTGCCTGTTGCGATTTTAGATTTTAAAGCATTTACCAAATTTTGTTTATTAAGAGAATTAACAAGAGTTCTTAAATCAATATCAGGAATATTCTTAGCCGGAGTACAACCATTTCCTAGTAAATCAGCTAATCCACAAGTTTGTCCACCTGATGCTGGAGACACCCCTGATAGTTTATTTGTAATATCAAGGTATTGTTGTAGATTAGCTTTAAGTGCAACATAGCTAGTATATTGTTCAGAACTAGTATCTCCCGCACCTTCTAATGCTGTTATCTTGGCATCAACTTGAGCAATCAATTCATTAATTGCGGTAGCCATCGGATTTTTCATGAATTGATTAGCCATTTCTCTAGCTAATTTTTCATAGTCATTCACGTCTTTAACAAGCTGTTGTATTCTATTAGTTACTTCATCAACTACTTGTTTAATCTGAGCAAGTTCAGAAAACAATCCCGACCTTACTGATATAGAAGGCATGCCCTGAGTCAATTGAGTGAAAACCTGTTGTAAAGGATTTCCACCTAATTGAGCCAGTATAATTTTAATCAGTTGACAATAAGATAATTTAATTGATGCCATAGCAGACTCTAAAATTAATATTTATCCTACTTGACAACCCTCACAATCAACATCTCAGTATTAACTCTGCCATTTACTTCTCCGCCTTTAGTCTTGATGGAGTCCATAAATTTACGAAGCTGTACCTTACCAGCATTGAGTAATTCCTGAAGCTGCTCTGCAGGTTTTCTCAAAGTTTTAGTCTCAGACACCTCCGGATCATAATTCTGCAAAGCTGAACCTTTGACTTGAATACCCTGACCCGAGTCGGTACGATATACTGATAGCTTACGATTCTTCGTATTGAACAACCACACTGCAGAAGCACCAACAATATCCATTGGACTCACTGAACTAATACTAAGTTCTTCATCCTTGGTCTTATACTTTAGACCTTTAACTTGTTGAGCCGGAGTCTTTTGTTTAATAGTTCGCGGCTTACGATTCGCTTTCTTGAATGCGCCATACTTTTCGCAGTCTTGAACCATAGCAGCAAAGAACTTAGCAACATCTTTTTTGCTAGTCTTTGTATAATGAGAATATGCTTCATTCAGTTGAGCATCTTTACCTTCAGTGATTTCGATCCATTCACGTAGGCGTCGCTTTGCCCACTCCTCAATTTTTGGAACATATGCTTGGGGAATCTCTTTTGCTTTCATATCTGCTTCAAGAGAAAACTCTGTACCGTCAGTAATATAATCATCATATGCTCCCTCCAAGGTGCCAATGTAATTGGTAATCTTTTCGTTCATAGCATCTTGAATGGAGACTCTGTTAGTAACTATAACGGGTTTTTGTACCGCAGGAGCTTGGACAGGATTAAGAATGGTGAGTAGATAATGATTAAAGGTTTCGACATGATGATTACTTAGTGTTGCCCCTTTGCTTAAAATTCGAGCAACCCAACCATAGGTAGGACGAATTTCCTTGTCAGGCACCTTATCGAAATCTTTTAGATCGGCGGGACGATTTTTCTTAATATACTCTCGCAGATACTTACGAGCATCTGCTTTGTTGCCGTCAATGGAATACCAATTCATCGCAGTAATAAACTTAACTCCATATCCCTCTATACCAGCTGCAATCTTAGTTGCGTCTGGTTCTGCACCAACGACCGCTGTTTTTGGATTAGCTACCTTTTCTGCACGAGCCATATTTGATCTCCTATCATAATCATATTATATAACCTGCAGTATTCCGTGTCAAGCACTTAGTTTGATTCCGAATTCTTTCTCGATATGGGCAAAAATTTGATCAAATCTGACATCTATATGATGATTCTGAACCATCAACTTATGTCTTTTCAAAATACCCTCTTTGCCTTCAGTATCAAATTTAGCAATAGCACATTCGGTTATTGGTCTTGGATCGATAATATCTGCTATACCATAAAACATACAGTGTTCTTCGAAATCGGCAATGTATTTGTTTCCCTGCAGTGTTTTAGGTATCAACGGAATGCCTCCAGTAAATACTGCATCAAACAATCTTAAAGGTAGATCATTGAACACAGGCATAATCCAATGGACTTTATGTCCAGCCCATTCTTGTAATCTTGATAATTGTGTTCTTTCATGATACATTGGTGGCACTAAAGCAACTTCTTTATATACTTCGTTAACCTTTCGAATCAAGCCATTACGATACGCGAATTGTTTATATTCAAAGTGATGCCCTAAAGGTTCATTGGACCTATTCGTATTGGTAATAGTCTTTAAATTTTTCTTTGCAAAAGATCTACTCCATTGAAGTGTTCCACAAGGAATAGGACCAAAAGAATTAGAATTAAATTTAGTAATGACATTTACGTTTTCAGAATGCGCTGGAATGTAAATGTCTACAAGCAAAGCACTCAGTGTTGATAAACTAACCCAATGATGATTATCATAATCCCAACACACATATACTGAATTTGGAGCAGATTTCTTTAAAGAATAAAATACATCAGTGCTTTCTCTATGATTAATTGTATTATTTTGCAGAATTACAATAGACCAATCTTCAATATTTTGTTTAGTTGTGTAGTCAATAAATTCAACGTCAAAAGGCATTTCAACATTTTCATAACAAGCATGCTGAGACATGTATATCTTACCTTTGAATTTTTTATTAAATTCTTTTTGTAAAAATCTATACCTTAGTTCTTTCTGATAGTTATGATTAATTAACTCATCATTTGCTGTACAAGACGCAGCAGCCCAAGTAGCTTGAGCTGCCGTGTTCATCGTTTGTCCGATAACATCCATATTTTTTCCTTATTTCTTTAGCATCATAATTATCTTTTCTCTCAAGGCGTCAAAGATATCCGGTTCTCCGTAGAACAAAAACATACAGATAATGATACTAAAGATAGTACCGGATAAATTAATTTTCACATTTTAGTCCATTTATTAATTAATAATGTATTGATATTCTCAGCAATACTACTACCCCATTCCCAATTATTCATGTATGCTTCATCATACGCTTCTTCGTCATCCTCGATATGAACATCAATAAAGTTTCTGATCTTATAAGAGAACATATCAGCAAAGTCCTCGATGTCAACAAGATTGTCGAGTTGAGTTACTGCTATGATCTCTCGTATCATTTTAATATCAGATGAGCCGTCGATACACTCCTCGATTTCCTCATCTGATAACATATCATTTATTTTTAGGGTCAACGCTAATCTCCTTAATTGAATCAAGTCGAATCGAACGCCATTGATCTAATACTAAATCAGTAACACTAATTACCTCGGCATTTTCCTTTCTGCCAGTACCCGCAGTATTAGCAACGAGTCGTTCGTTCAGAGTTGCTTTCATTACTCTTTCATCCCCATTCTTCTTTGTAAATCTAATGGTAACGACTTCTTTGTGTAGTAAATCAATTAGCCAATTACGAAGAGTAGTCTTATCCATCGATGACCAATTTGCTATTCCATAGTCTTGATACATTTGTATTTGTCCTTTTCAAGTTTAAGTTCTTTGGCGGCATCCTCACATAACTTCAAAGCACCGGAATCTTTTAATGCTCCGAATTCAACGGTCGCTCGCCAATCATAATGCAATCTATTATTGATAGCGTTCTGTGCTACTATTGTCCATATAAACAGTACGTAAGTCAAAAATATTCTCCAGAAACATGAGACATCAAATAATTATAAACTCTATTTGGTTCGGTGTTAAAAATATTAGTTGGTGTTTCCATGTCAAATGCTTTATTTGGCAAATCCCACCAAATCTTCGAATGCTTTAATCCCAGTAAAGATTCCAACATTCTATCACAATCTTTCTTTAGTGCCGTGTCCATATTAGATATAAGTAAAGATTAAAATAATTCTTCTACCAAAAGCAGAAGGCCGCATACAATGCAGGCCTTTGAATGTTATTACATCATCCTCATTTGGTTCGTATTCGTCAGTAATAGATGAATCTTCTCTATTGAGTAAAACTGTCGCCCCACCAACATTCGAGAAATAAAATATCATATTGGTATGATCAAATTCATGGTCGACATGGGGTATAGAAAATTTAGTAGTATTACCTCCATGAACACAATTAGCGTTAATTCTCATTATCGAATGCACTTTGATATTATTCTCTTTTATTGTATCAATGAACAGATTATATATCGGTTCCATGAAATTAGATCGAACAGTGGGTAACAACTTTAGTATATTATCATTTTGCAAAGGTCTCCCAACAATAACATGGCCGTAAAACGATACATTATCAAAGTCTTGTATATTGACTCGAGGTAGTAATCGACGTACTTCATTAATGTCATGAGAGTCATTATACCAGAACCAGGGAAAATCACTGCTTAGTAATAAATTCTTCACGTTATAGTACGAAGCTGTTAGAGGATTTCTAATTCTCTCAATCTTCATAAATTGATTTCAATTCCTCTCGTATCTTTTCAACGGCCCGATTCCAGCCCTCGTCCTGATCCACCCACCGAAGCTTACCAAACTCGTTATGCAGATCAGCAATGACGTTTCTAATCACAGAAGCGGGCAACGCATCCCCGGTCCAAATCAATCCAATGTCCTTAGCGGATTTGTCAATAATTGATCTACAGCGTTTGTTCATGTTCTATCATCGAAATAGCTTGCTTATAGTTATCTTTATTAGAAAATCGCAAAGACACCGTTCCCATAGTAGTGGGCTTATACTCATAACCGATCTGATGTTTACCAAGTATTAAGTATATTCTTTTACGAGACCAGTCATCTATCGGCCAGATCTCCAACTCAGCTTCGTTAAGTGTGTATCCGATTCTCATGGCTCAACTCTCACCACCCAATTCTCTTTCATACAGTAATGAATCTTCAGATCAATCATCGATTCGATATTTTGTTGATTGGTCTTCGAATAAGCAGTTAGAATTAGATTCTTGATCTCACTCTCAGTAAAGAACAGTTTTCCCTCGTTCGCATGTTTCAATGCCATATCTCGCATAACATGCTTCGCCAAGTACTCAATAGAATCGTACTCATGCTTATAATGATCAGAAAATAGTTGCAGTGTAAAAGCGTATTTCATAATTTATCTCTATGTATGTAGATGAAGAATAGAACAATGGCTATAAAGCATAGCATTATTATAATGTATTCAGTAAGAGGAGTCATAGAATTTTGTTAAAAATCTCGGAATTTGGTTAAAATTTCTGTACAAGAATTTTTTGTAATCGAGATATGTAGAATAGATTTGAAGAATAGTAGATTCGGAATTTTTATAGAAAAATTTCTGGAGAATTTTTTGTAAAGCAGACATATAGAAAAGACTCAGGAATTCTCGGTTACGTATAGAGTGAAACGAATAAGAGGAAATAAAATAGGGTAGGGGTTTATACCCGTTATATAGGGTATGAGACTCATCTGAAAAAAATAATTTTTATATTTTATAACACCTTTTTCGGTGTTCTCTCACCAAACCCCCTAAATTCCAATATCCAACCAGATCAAAACCGAGAGGGCACCAGCCGTAAACCAAAAACACCGACCAACCATTCGATCCCAGAAGTCCGGTCCGAAACGGCTAACAGGACTCACTGGGGCATCTTCTAAATCTACCCAGACCCTCATTATGCGGCCTCCTTCATTTCTTCTTTAGCATAAGACCGCTCTATATAGCCTAGACCCTCTACGGTCTGCTGCAGTATCTCAGCTCGCCGAGCCTTGGGGAGATGATACAATGCTGCCTCCAGCGACGCTGTCAGTGTACCGATGATTCGCCAGGGAGTGCTGAACTCGTTGCCAGCGTCCATTGCGGCTACTGTTGCTTTGCGAATCACGTCTGTCATATCGATGAATTCTTCTCTTTTCATTTCGTTTCCTCTTGCTTTGCCTGTTTTGTTACTGTAACCATATGATATAGCCATTTGAATACCCTGTCAACCTAAAGGGTTATTCAACTCCAAAATTTTCAGAATCAATTCCAAAGCGATCTAGGATGTTTAGTGCTTCATTATAGGTTACACTATTGACACATTCTTTAATAATCAACTGGGCGAACTTTTCCAATCCCCGTTCAGATTGAATCATAGTAGAGATAATTTCTGACGGTACAGCCGGTCGCCATTCACCGCCATCTTTTACTAAAAGATTTCTGTCATTGTAGTCCCATACACCGTCGATGGCAGGAATACCCGCTTGTTCAGCAAGTTCTCGAATTCGTTCGTTCATTGCTTGCTCCTTGTTCTTCACCATACCATAATTATATGTTCAAATGGTACCCGAGTCAACTGTATGGGTACTACCAAGCAAGCTCTCGGGGAGCATAGGTGACTTTGCCATCGTATAGCATCTGAAGGCGCTCGCCCTGCGTCAGGTAGTCATCATCAACGACTTCCCATGCCATCACATATTCTTGGCAGAAGGGATTGTCGATCTCTATCTCGGAGCGAAGCGCCATCACGACCTCGTTGACTCGGTTGAAGTCTCGAAAGTTCTTGACGACATAGTCCTCCCCACCCTTAGCCTTCCAGTAGGGGTTGTCCTCTGTACCATAGTTCTCGAGTACTTGTGTCGTGATGAGCAACTTAGCCATGCTTTCTCCTATATAGAGGATCCGACGAAACTCATCTGCTTTGGTCTAGCCTCTGCAATTTGTCTGTTCGGTTTCGTCTTCACCATAACCATATACTAACACCATTTGAATCCCGAGTCAACTGTATGGGTACTAAAACTCTGCGGGCTCTGGGTTCAAATCGTACTCCCTTTCGAGTCGCTTTAGAAATCCCTCGTGGCGGGCGAACTGCTTTGCTAGCCTCATCAGTTCCAGAATCCCGTCACGCTCGTAAGCATTCATGTCCCTCAGAAACTCATCATTGTCCAGATTGTCCTCAATGCGATCTAAACACTGGGCCATCTCACCTGCAGTATTCTCGAACATACAATAGCTCATTGAGGGCATAACTACTCCTTGGTAACTAGAAATTCTTTGATCAATTCTGCTTTAACATTCATCAGCATCGCATAGATTGCATCAGTGAGACCGTTCTGCACATCTTCTACAATCTGTTCTACTGCTAATTCGACTAGATCAGGCATAATTAAACTCCTACTGCGAAGATCTTGCTTGCGTTAAATGCACCTTTGTTCTTACCCTTAGCAGTTGCTGCCTTTGGAGTCTTGCGCGCTTTCACTGCTGTTACTACACCACCACGCGCTAGGAATGCTGCTACTGCTGCTTCTGTCTCTGCTCTGAGGTCTGCTTTACGATTGATCTGCATCTGAGTTCCTTTCTTCACTATAACCATATTATAAGGGTATTTGAATACCCTGTCAATCTGAAGGGTTACTAAACCCCTTCGAAGATCTCCAGCAATTCTTCGTCGTCGCACTTCTCAAACATCGCTACAATCTCACCCCAGGGTTCGTTGCTGTATCTTGCTTCTACGTGAGCCAAATACTCAATCATCTCTGATCTGGTCATTTCAACTAAAGCGCCAATCTCACCATCTTCAGCCAAAACTGTAAAAACTTTTTCTTTCATCTTTGTTCCTTTGTTCTTTATCATGATCTAATTATATAACCAAAAGTATCAGGAGTCTAGAAAGACCCTTTCGGGTCTAGGGTCATTCTATACCAAAAAACTCATATACTTCTGCTAATTCCTCATTACTGCAACTAATCAAATCATTAATTTCTTCATCACCTGATCCAGATTCTTTAAAATCTGCTACCAATTTAGCCAATAATTCTTCACGAGAATAATCAATCCAATCACCATCTTTATTTAAAACACTTATTTTATTCATCTTTATTTCCTTTTTCACTATACCATAATTATATATCCAAAAGTATTGTAGGACAAGTACCCGAGCGCTCTGAAGGGTCACCTAGGCGTCGCTAGACGCGACTTGACACGGGGTACAAAAGGATATAGTATAAGGGCATGTAGTCGAACGGGCATTCCGGGGGTGGACGGCGAGGGTGGCTAATGCTAGTTTTGCTTAACTTTTAAGCAGTCAAGCATTTCCGAGCATAGTATTCGGGTACTTGACACGGAGTACAATTGAATATAGCATTGTGGTTCGCTGGAGATTGTCACCCAGTCCCGGGACCAGATGACAATTGTAACACCTGTCAAGCAATCCCATACATTTTGCTCGGGTAATTGACAAGTGATACAAAAGCATGTAGGATTAAGTGTTATTTGGATTTTAGCAGCACAGCAGGCGCTATAGTTTATATAAACTGCGGCGATTCTGCTTAAATTTCGAGCACAAAAAGTGCTAGTGTACTGCAGGGCAAATAGTCAGTATGCGGTTAGGTGAGTACTAGAGCAGTGTTAGCGCAGTAATAGCGCCGAGACCCACCGCAAACCTTCGAAACAGCACCGACACTGTGCTACACTGCACTGAATCTATGGCGGTTTTCCCGGGAAAATGCACTCAATGCTATATAAGAGTGCTATACAAAGACTCTATATAGCAAAACAATACTCAGCACCTCACCGAATCTCTGCACGGATATAAAAGGCATATTACCAAGCCAATTCCCAACACTACACCGCACTATTCCGTGCTCATCCGCACATATCCGTTCTCAGCGATCTCAGCGTTCTGGTTTCTCAGCGATCTGGTCTCAGCGATTCTCAGCGATCGATCCATACTTATTTAGCATGCTATTCCGCTCTTTTCTATAGGCTCGATATACTACTTTCGTAGGGGTATAAATATGCCACTTTTCATAGATTACCAGTAGAATATTTTGCTATTTCTATACTCAGCAGCATCTTATATTGCTACGTTTCCTATCGTTCCTTGTCGTTCCCCTATCTCCAATCTTTCCAGTTACCAAGTAGCTCATTATCTCCGAACCCAGCACTGTACGCTGCTATCTCATTAGCACTCATATCAACCATATCGAGTCTTGTGCTATTGTAGCTATCCCCAACGAAATAATGAGGGTTGAAACCTCGTCTGTAATAAGAGTCTGCTATACCTCTATCGTACGGTCCTCCATGACGCTGACTGTACAGTTCCTGGTGCTGTTTGATTAGATCTTCTACAAGCATTTCTTTGTCCTTTCTTCACTATAACCATAGTCTATAGTCTTTTGATACCCGAGTCAAGCAACGGGTCATTCTGTAGCGTATCGAAGTTCCTCGATGGCCTCATCTAAAGTGTCGAATCCGGTGGCATCGAAGCTGTCATCGTAGAGTTTGACGTAAAAAGGACCGTTGCCAGGACTCGCTTCTCTATCAAATCCTGCTTCTCCGAGCTCGGTGAAATACTTGATGATTCTCGTAATTTCCATGTTACTGCTCCTCGGCAAAAAAGCGTGGACTCATTTCGTTAAGATCAAGCATGTGGCAAACATCTTCCATGCTCATGTAGCCGAGACATGCTCTCAGCAACACTTCCATGTCGACTAGACCATTCGCTACTAGGTCTAGGGCGTAGCTACGAACATCCTGGGATACTTGCATCTTCTGCTCCTGTTGTCTTTTCACCATACCGCTATTCTAACACCGTTTGATACCCGAGTCAAGTGAAGGGTTATACCAGATCTACTTGGACGTCTACAGTAACACGCT